CCTATCGGAAGGCGACCGCGACCTTCAATTCACAATCCCCCGCGATTACGTCTTGGTGTATATGGCCGCCGCGATTACGAATAACGCGGTCGTGCTTGATTCGGTGTATGACTTCATAACAATCGGCTAACGTCCGGCACCCGTCCGGCATATTTATACTATCGCCGGCAAAAGGAACGGGTGACGGGGCGACCCGTCCGGTCGGTCGGGGGCTTGCCCATAGGGTTCGCACCAAACCAAGCGGCAAACCCCGCACCGCGTCGTCGTCGCCGATCGCCGTTTCCCTTGTCACGGGTTCCGGCGGTCGTCGCACGTTCCGGGGGCATTCCCCAACATTCCCCCTTTGATACTACCCGTTTAGTCGATCGTGTCGTCGACGAAGCCGCCGTCGGCGTGATTACACTAAAGGGAAGTGCCCCTTTTTGTACCTTTAGGGTCGGCTAACAGTATGGGCGAATCCGAACAAACCACAAGCAAACCGTTCACGGGGCCGAACGGCCAAACGTTCGAAACCTTCGACGCTTGCGTGTCGACGTTTTCGGACGAAGAAGGTATAGACGACCCCGAAGCGTTTTGCGCGTGGTTACAAGAAGAAGGCAAAGAAGCCCTTAGCGACCCGAACGCCGACGAAGTGCTAACCGAACTAACGGTCGAATACGTTAGTGCGGTCGATAACCCCGCCCAAGATTCGGAATGGCTAATCGCCAAAGACGCGGAAGGCTACCCGGAAGCCGAACCGGGCGACGCCTTCCGCGAAAAGGTAAAGTCCGATTCGGATTGGTCGCGTGAAAACGTGCCCATATTCATTCGGAAGGGGAAAGAAGACGACGACGGCGAAAAGCAAGTCGCCTTCGCGCCCGTCTTAATCCCCAAAGAAGCCGACAAGCAAGGCGACGTCATTCCAACCCCGGCGATCGAAGACGCGGCACACAAGTACCTTAGCGAATACCGGAAGGTCGATAGCGACCACGACCTTCGGGAAGGGAAAGGCACGCCCGTCGAATCTTGGACACTAAAGCAAGACACGACGTTCGAACTACCCGACGGCACGGAAAGCCGCGATTACCCGAAGGGCACTTGGGTAATGGGTATCAAGTTCGACGATCGCACTTGGGAACGGGTGAAAGCCGGCGAATTAGACGGCTTGTCGATTTACGGCGGTGCCCGCCCGATCGACGTCGATTCACTTCTTGGCAAGACGAACGGGAACGCTAACCAAACCGAATCGGTCGCTATGTCGACCGACGAAGACACGACAGATATGGGAACCGAAGACGACCCCGGCGATAACGCCGGGAACGGCGAAGGCGAATCGGTCGAAAAACAATTAGACGCGGGGCAAGTGTCGAATATGCTTGCCACCGTCGGCGAAATGTCCGGCGTATCGGGCGATTCTTCGATTAAGGACTTCGTTATGTCCCTAATCGAATCCGGCGACGTCGACGAAGCCGAAATTCGGAATATGGCCGTGCTTCTTAACGGCGGTAGTTCCGGCGGCGACGGCGGCGAATCCGAAGACGAAGGCGACGGTATGGGCGACGGCGAAGACGACGAAGGTATCGACTTAGACGCCGGCAAGTCCGACGACGGCGGCGACGGTGACGTCGACAAGTCCGACGCCGACGGTGACGCCGACGACGGCGGGGCCGACGACGTCGAAAAGTCGGTCGACGTCGACGTCGACAAGTCCGATAGCGACACGGCGGTCGCCGAACTTGCGTCGGCGGTCGAAACGCTATCGAAGAAGGTCGAAACGATCGAAGACAAGGTCGACGATCGAAGTCGGCGTTCCGAAAAAATGGACGTCGACGACCTTAGCGACCGTATCGCTAAGGATATGGCCGGCGTCGACGACCCCGACGTCGCACGAAAGGCGATTCGGGAACAAGTCGAAAAGTCGGACGAAGACGACCTTTCGGTGTCCTATGAAGGGATTACCGACGACGAAGACGCGACCGCCGAAGCGTCTTCCGCCGCCGACGGCGGAAGCGGTGACGGGTCGCTTCATTCGGCGGCGGCGAATAGCCGAATGTCGAACGGGAACTAACAAGGTGTTACAATAATGCGACAAGATTACCAAGAAGTCACGAAGTCTTCGACGGTGCGGGGCGGAACGATTAGCAAGAAGGAACAAGTCGAAGCGCACGAAGCCGCTTTCGGCGGGCTACTTGAACAAGTAGCCAAGGAAACCGGACTTCCCGGCGACGAAGTCCTTTACGCCGACCCTATGGGTTTCCATACGGGCGGCCAACCCGTCGACCTTCGGCGGAAGATGTACGAAGGCCCCGACGGGTCGAACGGTTGGAAAGACGCTTTCACGGCGTTTAACAAGGAAGTGCGTGCCGGTGCGGAAATTCGGGAAGCCGCGAAGAACGTCGTGTCGAAGGCATACGATCGTTCGAACGCTTCGCTTCCGATTTTCGTTTCCCCCGACGTGACGATTACCGACCGCAAGCAAACGCCGCTTGCGGATATGATCGCCCGCGTCGCTATCGACGAAGACACGTATAAGGTCGACGAACTTACCGATCACGGTGCCGTCGAACGGTATTACGAACCCGGCACGAACGGCGGAACCGACGAAACTTGGGTCGAAAACGACGACAGTTACACGACCCATAGTTACGACGTCGTTCCTTACGGTCGCCAAACCGCCGTCACCGACTTCTTACAGTTAGCGGCGTCGACGCTTCGATCGTCGCGGTCGCTTACCGAAGAAGCCTTGGTGCGGTCGATTCGGCATTACGAAGAAGCCCAAGCCATTCAAGGCACGGGTAGCGTGACGAATATCGGCGGGAACGACCCGAACGGCTTTAGCGGGCTTTTCGACCTTGCCGATTCGGGGAACCTTACCGACGAAGGCACGTCGGGCACGCTTAACGAATCGAAGGTTCGATCGGACATTCGCGTGCTTCGACGGAACGGTGCCGATTACGACGATATTGTCGGCGTCACCGACCACAAGACCTTCGAAGACTTGAAGGATAGCGTCGACGACTTCGTGCGCTACCAATCGCCGGGCGACGAACTTAACTTCGGCTTCCGTGCGCTAAACGTCGACGGCGTGCCTATCTTGGAAACGCACGGGGCACCGGACACCGACGGCGAACGGCTTTTCGTTATGGCCGATATGTCGACCGTCAATATGGCTATGCTTCAAGACACGACGTTACACCCGCTTGCGCGAACGACGCCGCAAGAAGACGTCGCCGTCGACGCTTACGGTGTCCTTGCGGCTTCGGCACCGTCGGAACGTATCGTCGGTCGGTATCAGTTAGCCTAACGATCGAAGGAATAGGAACACAAAACTATGGCATTCGAACAAGTCAAAGGCGGCAAGACCGACCCGAACGGAACGGGTCGCGTATGGGCGGGGCAAGTCACGCTTTCGTCCGGCACGTATCAAATCGACTATTCGTCGGACTTACCCGGCGTCGACGGCGACCTTCCGGCGGAACCCGTCATTACGGCGACGTCGAAAGGCGACGACGCCGTCTTCGTTTCGTCGGCGGGGTCGTCGACGGCGACCCTTTCGGACGGGTCGGGTAGTTCTTCGAACGTCGTGAACGTCTTCGTTCACGAACAAGGCGGCCAATAACCGGATTCGCCCGGTAAGCCGACCGCCTTCTTCTTCCGACCGCGAATGCCTAAGTAGCGACGGCACCGTTCGTCGTATATGCCCGTCGTCGATACCCAACTTGTCGACACCGACGTCGTTTACGCCGACCCCGCCGACGTCTTTCGACACATTCGTAACAAGAAATACGAAGACTTGCCCGCCGATCGAACGTCGCTTTCCCAAGGCGGTCTTAGCCAAGAAGACGTCGACGACCTAATCGAACAAGCAAGCGAAAAGGTCGATAACGACACGAAGCGGGCTTGGCGAACCCGGAAAATCGTCGACGTCGAACTTGGCGTTCGGTTTTCCCATCAGCAAAAGCATTCCCGGCACCGTCGACGCCGGCACCGACGGTCGAACCGAACCGGGGCCGAACCGTCGTCGCGGGCGTTCGTCGACCTTCCGCATAACCATATCAAGCCGATCGACGGGAACGAAGGCGACGCCGTCGTGATACTTAGCGAACGGTCGACGAACGACGTCACCGACGACGAAGGGCGCACCGACGGGTCGTATGTGGTGTCGAACCGGAAGGGCGTGCTTCGACCCGACGTGCGGCTATTCACGCCCGTATCGACGGCGTCACGCGGCGGGCGGAACTTAGAAGACGGAATGGTGTCGGTTCGCGTGTCGTATCGCTATGGCTTCCCGAAAGACGTCACCGATTACGCGACCGGGGGCGACACCTTCGGGTCGGCGACGACGTATTCGGTGTCGACGGAAGTGCCGGGCGACGTGCGCGACGCCGTCGGGAAGTTAGTCGCCGCCCGGCTTATCGGAAGCGACCAATACGGGAACTTGGTGCCGAACGCGGGCGACGACACGCCGAACCTTGCCGAAGCCGGCGGGCGGCTTCGATCGTCGGCGGAAGACACCATTCGGAACTACAAACGGGCCTAACTATGCCGACGCAAGATAGCACCGCGAACGTCACGGTCGACATAGACGAATCGAAAATCGACGACTTGTTCGAACTATTAGACGTGAACGCGGTCGTCGGGTATGGGGCCGATTACGCCGCCTATATCGAATTTCCGACCGAATACACGGGCACACAACCGCCGTTCGAACCTATCTTCGAATGGGTTCAAAGGAAATGGGCCGACTTAGACGCGGGATTGAAAGCGGCGGGCGAAGAAGACGCCGACACGATCGAAGAAGCGCAAAGGGCGGTCGCTTGGATTGTCGTAACGTCGATCGCCGAATCGGGCACCGACGGGGTTTACTTCTTGAACCGGGGCTTCGAAGCCGCGAAGCAAGCCGGTTCCCAATTCCTTGAACAATACGAAGGCACCGACGACCCCGACGCGGCACGGAAGGCGATCGCCCGCACCGTCGACTTCGCCTTCGAAAAGTCGCAAGAAATAGTCGCCGACGAAGCGACCGACGAAGGTACGTTACTACAATCGGGCTTCGTCGTGGTCGAACAAAGCGGGTCGGAAGTTCACGAAGCAAGCGGTCGCGGGGGTCGATTACAGATATGACACAACCGAATATCGCGCAAGTCGTCGACGAAACCGTATCGGCGGTCGACACCGAATGGGACACGGCTAACACGTCCGGCGAAAAGCCCGTGATAGCGAAGTCCGACGACATAGGGAAGGGCCGGGATTTGGGCGTTTACGATTACGTCGAATTTTCCAAGACGAACCCGAACAATATCAGTTACCACGACTTGCCCTTGAATAGCCAAGACATAGACGCCGCCGTCTTCGTCGAACTAAAGTCGGATTCGGAAGATAGGCGCGACGAACTATTCGACGAATTTCGGCGGGCGATCGAAGTGAATCGCGGGAAGGGCGGCTTCGCACCCGCCGACTTCGATAGGGTAATCTTCGCCGACATTACCTTCTTAGACGATTCGACGTTCGGGGCGTATCTTGTCGAAGTCACCTTGGCATACGAAGCACGCGGTCGGTCGGTCGAAACGTAATCACTTTCGCCCCGCACTATTGTTCCGGGTAGTGTAATGCCGACACCTTTATTAGCCCGGCCCCGGAATGGGTAGGTATGGTGCGAACCACTACCGCCGCCGACGACGAATCGACGACGACCATTCGCCGCCGCCCCCGCGACCGTTCCGACATTACTGTCGGCGTCACGATCGACGTTTCCGGCCCGTCGTTCCTTCCGAAGTCCGACCTTGAAGTCGTCGAAGTCGACGACGACCCCGACCGTTACGACGACGCGACGTGCTTCGCCGCCCGCATTCCGAACCGCGAAAACGCCCGCGACTATTGGTTCAAGGTCGACGAATACGGGAACGTCGTCACGACGAACGCACGCGGCGTTTACGGGCCTTCCGTCACCGCCGAAGTCGAAGTCGAACCCGACGACGTCGAATGTTCGCTTTGCGGTTCCGTTCC